CTGAATGTGACGCGAGAACGTTAAAAGAATATGCTGCATTGAAGGCCGACAAGGAACGTATGCAGATGGCAAGCGCAAGGTTGTTAAAGGACTTGGCAGATTACAAAGAAGCTGCCAAGCTTGCAAAATAAATCCCATGCAATAGGGTAAAAATGCAGAAAGGTACTATAATGGACGAATTTTTAAACGATGTAGACGCATCGCAAGAGCCGGACGTGGAGGTTCAAAACGTAGAACCGTCGGAAGTTGACACAAGTGCAGAACCGGATACGGTTGCGGAACCCACAAAGCCGCAGTCAGCAGACGACAACGCTAAATTTGCAGCCGCAAGAAGGGCAGCAGAAGCAGAAAAGAACGCGATTAAGGCGCAGAACGACCGCCTTTTGCAAGCGTTAGGGCAGTTTGGATGGACCGGAACACCCGACGAGATTGCCGACGCGCTAATGGCGCAAACGCAAGGTATTTCCGTCGAGGAAGCAACAGCCCAACGACAAGCAGCAGAAGCCGAAGCCGCAAAATTTGACGGATTGCAAGCACAACTCGAAGTATTCAGACCGTTAGCGATCCAAAAGTTGATGGCTGACGATCTCGCAAAAGTACAAACCGTCAACCCCGAAGTGAAAAGCCTTGACGAACTCGGAACAGACTTTTTCGCATACATGAAAATGTTGCGAAGCGATCCGAACATAGACAAAGAGTTGATCCCAGTCCTTGCTTACGACGCTTTACAAGCGAAAAAGGCAAGAGATACAAAGCCGATCCCTCAAAACATAGGCGCGGTGAACTCTTCGTCAAGCAAAGAAAAAGACTTTTACACTCCGGAAGAGGTTGACAAACTTACGAGCAAAGACTACGACAACCCCAAAATCATGGAAAGGGTAAGGCAGTCCATGCTTAAATGGAAATAAAGGAGTGACGTAAATGGCATATACAAACTTTAAACAGACCTTTTGGTCTAAGCATATTCAGCATGAACTCGAAAAAAAGGCGATTCTTGCTGGATTTTGCAACAGAGAATTTGACGGCGAAGTCAAATACGGAAATCAGGTAAAAATCCTTGGAGTCGGCAGACCTACTGTCGGGAACTATGTCGGTACATCTATCGGTACGCCTGAAACCGTTGCTGATTCGTCCGTGTTTCTCACAATCGACAAGGCAAAGTATTTCAACTTCATGGTTGACGATGTTGACAAGGCGCAAAGTGTACCTGGTCTTATGGAGTCGCTTATGAAGGAAGCAACTATCGCTATGGGATTGCAGATTGATTCCGATATCGCTGCCGTTTCTGTAAACGCCGGTACGATTTCAAATTCAACGCAGATCAATACAGCTGCACTCGCAAAAACGGCAATGGACACCGGAATCTTGGCACTTCGCGAAAGCGATGTTCCCATTGACGAAGATGTTGTCGCTGAACTTTCTCCGTTCGTGTATCAACTGTTGAAAGACAAGTACATTGAACTTGACACAGCGAACAGCGAAATGATGAAGAAAGGTATTGTCGGTTACTACGACAATGTTCGTGTAAGGGTATCCAATAACCTTTACAACGACGGTACTGATTATTACTGCATGATTCGCACAAAGAAAGCGATTGCGTATGTAAATCAGATCAGCGAAACAGAGCCTTACAGACCGGACGGGCTTTTCTCCGACGCTATTAAAGGCCTGAACGTATACGGAATTAAGGTTGTAAGACCTAAAGAACTGTACGTTATCAGAGCGCACAAATAAGGAAGGGGGTAATTAAATGACAGTATCAGCAGTAACCAGCGCAACAATTACAAGAAATGCCGGGACGGTTATGGGAACGTTTGTGCAGTGTCCTACAAATGACGCTTGCACCATTGACGCGACACCTGACGATCAGAGAATCTGCATCCATGTGAAAAACGCAATTACAAACGCGACTCATACCGCCGTAATCGACGCAGGAAACGGATTGCAGGGCGTGGCAGACCTTGAGATCACTCTCGCAGCGTCTACGGAAAAAGTCACCGTTGTGGAATCCGGTGCTTACAAGCAGATGTCCGGCGATAACAAAGGAAAAATCCTTGTACGCGACAAATCTACCACAAACACCAACGCTATTTCAGTAGCGGCAGTTGTTCTGCCGTAAAATAAGGGGCTTAATTGCCCCTTTATCACGCTAAGAGTATACGGGTGCAACTCCCGAAGCGTGGCCGGAGGATTTATGAAAATACTGATAGCAATACCGACCTCAAGAGAGATAGACATACAGTGCGCCGCTTCCTTAATAGGGATGAAGCGAAAAGGAAGGATAGGGGTGTTCGCTCCGCAGTCATACGCCATTGATGCATCAAGAAATCTGATTGTAGAACATGCGCTTGAAATTGGATACGACTACATTCTGTGGGTAGATTCAGATATGATTCTACCGAAAAACACGCTTTTAAGGCTTTTGTCTCACAACAAGGATATTGTTTCAGGCGTGTATTCTTACAAGGTTATAAACGGCGAAAACGCGGTTGTAAAGCGATATTCAAAGACAGAGGAAGATACATACGAAGATGTATCGTTAAAAGAAATCAGAGAAACAAAAGAATTAATGCTTGTTGACGGAATCGGGTTCGGATGCGTACTGACGAAAGTAGATATATTCAAGAAAATTGGACAACCGTGGTTCAAGTACGATATAGATTTAGGCGAAGATATATTCTTCTGCCGAAAAGCGCAGGAAACCGGGATAGAAATATTTGTCGATCCAACCGTAAAGGCCGGGCATGTAGGCCAAGTAAACTATAACATATAGGAGGTACAAAATGGCTACATGGGAAGATATACAAATCTTTACACTCCAAAAGATGTGGGCGATAACAGGCGATACGCTTGTGTCTAATTCGTCTACATTGCCGTACATTAAAGCAATGCCTCAAGTCGCTAATGAAGCCTTGCAGTTATTATCTACTGCCGGGAAATTCATTACGAAATCAATCGAAATCACACAGGATTCTATCGAGGAAATGAACCTTCTTGAAAATGCAGAAGAGATGATGAATGTTTACCGGCATAAAAACACAGATTCCGAACCCTACACGGCAACCGGTGCGAAATCATACTATTTTGAGGTTGATAATCCTGCTACTGTTGAAATATCCGTTGGTGGCGTTTTGGCTACAACAGTTACAAACACAGCAGAAGGGTTGTTCACTGAATACAAAGGGAATATAGCTAATCCTTCCGGCTTGCCTGTGTCAATTGTGTTTAAAGGCTCATACCCTTATCAGTATAGAAATATTGCGCTTTACGACACTACTTTTGCCACTGACTCTGATGTGTGGGATTATACCCCCGAAAAAAGATACGAACTCAAAACACTCGCAACAGATTTTTACAGAATAAAAGATGTTGTATATCAAGGTGGGTATACAGAAACACGATACAAGAAAACACCGGAATACTATCTCGAAGGAGATTCTACGCTTGTTTTGAATGGATTGCAAAAAGGCAGTTGGAAGATATCGTACTTTGCTTATCCGCAACAAATTACAAAAACGACGTTGGGATCAACCACTTTAACTTTAGATTCGGAAGTTGTGGCGCTTCTTCCGCTGTATATGGCTTCGCAACTTTACAAAGACGACGACCCGGCAATAGCTACACAATGGAGAAACGAATTTGAAGTTGCAAGAGATTTGCTTGTCACTTCAAACTTAGCCGGGACAGTCGAATTTTATACTTCTGACGTAATGGGGTGGTAGAATGGCTGAATTTTCAGAACCTTCCGCAAAAAAGAAATATCGGATAGCAATTGAAACGTTTCTCGGTGCAGATAGAACAACGCCGCCTGGAAGTGTTTCTATGTCTCGTTCTCCCGAATGTCCGAACATGATTCGGTCAACTCCTGGGATCGTTAGAAAACGTTACGGAATAACCACGATGAAAAACTACAATGTTCCCGGATTGGAAAGATACACAATTACTCACGCTTCCGCAGCTGGCGATACATTTACAGTAAACGGAGTTACTTTTACAGCCGTTGCAAGCGACGCTGGAGCAAATCAGTTTAATACTGGCGCAACAACTACGGCAACCGCATCAAATATTAAAGACGCATTAAATGCCAATTCCACTATATCTTCTCTTTACACTGCGACGGCATCATCTGCTTATGTTTATCTTACTGAAAAAACTGCTGGCGGCGGCAATACTCCTACGGCTGCGACAGTAACAGGAACAATTACCGTAACTTCTACTTTGACTTCAACATCAGCGGTAAGGAACATAAACGGAGTTCACTTTCTTTACGGCGCAACAACGAAAAAACTTGTTCATACCGGAACGACTATTTATCTTGACGGAACAACTCCAACTTCTTTATACACATCAGCGGCAGATCATATTTCCGTTTCAAGGCAAATTAACGGAAAGCTGTGGATTCTTGACGGAACGCATTATTTAACCTACGACGGAACGACTCTTTCTTCGGCTGCAACAACGGGATATATTCCCACTACGATAATTGCCCGCGCTCCGTCAGGAGGTGGAACGGTTCTTGAACAGATAAATCTCTTGTCTCCGTGGCAAAAGGTAATGTTTGCCGGAACAGTTTCCGACGTGCAATACTGGCTTCCATATATCGCTCTTGACGATACTGAAATTATTGTTGAAAAAATGAATTCAAGCGGAGTATTTGAAACACTTACGCTTACTACAGATTACACATGGAATTATACTACTGGTGGCGTTACATTTACTACCGCGCCGGGAGTTTCGCCAATTACTGGGGAAGATAACGTAAGAATAACTTTTGCAAAAACGTTTACCGGATATGCGGACAAAATTGCAAAATGCACGTTTTGTACACTTTACGGAATGAACGGTGCAAGAAATATCCTATTTGTTTCCGGCAATCCTGATTACCCGAATTACGACTATCATTCTGCGGTGGACGATCCAAGCTATTTTGGTGATTTGTCGTATTCAGTTATTGGGCAAGACAGTTCGGAAATAGTCGGGTACTCGATTGTAAACGATTATTTAGTAACGCATAAAACAAATGCCGAAAATGACAACAACGCAAATTTGAGATCGGGTTCTTTAGTAAGCGGCGAAATTGTGTTTGCGTCTGTCGGGTCTTACCCTACTTCTGGGGCATTGGCAAAATATTCGTTTGCTGTTTTGGAGAATGAGCCTATATTTGTTACTACAAACAAGAAGATAGCCGCCGTAACGCCGTCTGACGTCCTCGGAGAGCGATTTTCGCAAGAGAGGTCATACAGATTAGCGTCCGACCTTGAAAACGACGCTTATTTGGCCGATTCTTATGCTTGCATACATAACAATATGTACTTCCTCGCTTCCGGTAACACAATATACATTCTTGACGGATTGCAGTTTTACGTTGAGAAAAACAGGCCTTATTCCAACAGGCAGTACGAAGCTTATTATTTCCCGAACATTTCAGCTCGGATTATGTGGGAAGAAGATGGGGAACTGTGGTTTGGAACAACTTTAGGGATGCTAAAGAAGTTTGACCACGATTCCGAAAGTGACGACGGAGTTGCCATATCGTCTTATTGGGTAACTCCCGAACTGAACGGGAATTCTTTTGCAGACAAGAAAGCGTTT